GAGAGGGTGTGTGAGTATTGTGGTGCCATACTATGGTGGCAACCCGATGGTACTGTATTGTGTGAGGTGCGAAAATGATTGAACTGATTGCAACCATTACCCGCTCAAAGGTGAAGTTGCCGGGTGATAAGAACCATGTGGCATACAGGTACACAGTGCATATGGTACTGCCAAATGGCGGGAACTACATAGTGAGCGGTGCCACCAGCCTGGAATCTGCCGTGCGGACTGTAATCAAATACAGCAAGAAGCAAGGCGGCGGTAAGAATTGGCATTGTACATGTGAATGGAATGCCAAGTGGATGAAAGGTCACACCGATATCAGCGGTGGCCGTAATTGGAATAACACAGGAGGTGCCAAATGAGCACACCAAGATATGAGAGTTGGGGAATACCACCCCATGCACCAAAGATGTTCATGGTAGTGGATACCCACGGCCAATGTTACGAAGGCCAACCAGGCAAGATGATCCGCGATGGCAACAATGAGTTGGTGAAGTTTGAACAGCCCGATCTTGCCGAACTTACAGCCCACGCCTTGAATGAAAGGCTGGATGGTTGAATTTCATTGCCACCCGCAGCGCAGCCTGCAACGCGGTTATAATGTGACACCATGTATTTTAGCTAAAATTGCAGAGGTGCGAAATGAAGAAAAATTATAAGTCTGTAGCACTGCTGGCTATCTTAGTGCTGCTGGTCACAGCGCTGGTATGGCCTGCTATTGCTGCGCGTGGCCCGCATTATGGTGATTCAGTCACGGCTGGCCAGGTTCAACTCAGTGATGGCACTGGCGATTGGCTCACAATGTTAGTTGGCACCCTGGCCTCTGATTGGACATTCACATTCCCAACCACCAATGGCGATAGCGGGCAGGTGATGGTTACCGACGGCAGCGGCGCAATGAGCTTTGCTGAAAAGTTCAACCAGCTTGCAACCAACACAACAGCCAGCGTGATTGAAGGGGATGCGGCACTATCCCCATTCGTGTTTACCGGAGATGGCGACCTTACCTGGGATGCTGGATACTTCAATGCAGGGCAAACAAGCCATGTACTGATGGCTGGATATATCAAATCCGATAATACTGGCACAGAAACCATTGACATGACCTTTAAGATTGCATCCACTGAGTTCTTTGGCACAGGTGCATTAGCGCTTGCCGTTGAAGAAGAAGCCGGATCGCCTTGGATATTTGAATGTGAGGTGGTTGGTACAGGAACCGACACCCAATATGCTATCGGTACATTCAGCTATATGTTCAACGGTACTGCTATAGCTATCGTGATCCCATTCCACAAGACACTGACAGAAACCACAGCCAATGCGCTGTTGCTTAGTGCCACCGTGGAATGGGCAAACGGCGCGGCAACACTTGACCAGGCCACCATGAGCATTGCCAATGTAAGCGGCATAGATTTTGATTAAGCATTGAGGTGCTAACGCAGCTTGCTGTTACTAGATTGTATGCCCCGGGGTTGCCGAACACGACCCTGGGGTAATCTGGAGGAACCATGGCCACATTAAAACGGGCAGGGGTTGGTGAACGCAGGGCGCGGGACTTTGCCATTTATGTCATTGATGCTGACGGTAACAAGACGGTGGCAACATTAACTGGCATTCAGGTGTATCTCTACAAGAAAACCAAAGCGGCGGTTGATTGGAGCGCGGCTGTTAGCAAAAATACCACCGATGATCCTGGTGAGCTAGACCTGGTTGATTATGTTGATGATGATGGTGTAACCCATACAGACGGCGCAATCAGGTTGACACCGCCCGAGTCATGGTGGAGTGCTGCAGGTGATTTCCAGCTCACCACTGAAATTATGACCACACCCCCATACTTCGCGCCAGATACAGCGGTACACGATATTACAGTAGTAAGCAGGCCATAAGGAGCAATCATGCGAAAAGATAAATTGACACTGAGGGATGCAGCCTCGTTAAGCGTGGGTGCAGATGACCACCAACCTGTAACATGGAAGGCAAAAATCACGGTCAGGAAATACCACGGACGGGCTGAGGATGGCAACCTTGAAGCCAAACCTTACGAGGTACTGGAACGTGACGGCAACCTTGCCACTACGGCTGGTATGACGGCTGTGCTTAACCTGTTGAGTGCCGAGGCTTCACCTGACGCATTCAGTAATGCAAATGCTTACATCGCTGTAGGAAGCGACAACACGGCTGCAAACATCGCGGATACCACTTTGACTACTGAGCTTGACAGGCAAGGTATGGATGGAGTTTTTCCAACCGTGAGCGGTGCTGTGTGTACCTGGCAATCGGTGTTTAGTACAGCAGGCAGTGATGGTGCTTGGGAAGAATGGGGGATATTCAACGCAGCGGCAGCAGGAACCATGTTGAACCACAAGATCACCAGCCTGGGTACAAAAGCAGGCGGCACTTGGACATTTACTGTGACCGTTACATTGAGTTAAACTATGGCAACTATAGGCTTCCACATATCGCAAATGAACAGCACCGATGAAGTGTACATAGATTGGGCGGTCATAGGGTTTCACAAGTTCTATCCTATCCAAGTTTGGAATGCTGACACCTCAAAGTTTGAGGAAGGCGAAGATGCCGACTTGGTGCAGGTGTATAGATCAAACGTCAGGGAACGTACCCCCGCTTGGAAGTTACACTCCGACCCGGTAAACAATTATCGCATCAAGTTCACAGATAAAGACTTCGGACGTATTCAAACTGAGGAACAGTTGGCTGCATTTTGCGTAAATGAGCTAGACAAACTAGACGGAATGCGAGTGGTTGAAAACGATGAAGACGAAATAGAATTTGCCGCAGGCGACCGAACCAAATTAGCTACATATGACATCCGCGAAGCCCAAAAGAAAGTTATAGCCCCGGTGGAGAAGTAGGGAGGTGATGTTATTTCAGTATTAACAGTCTACCCTGACCCTGGTACTGGTGCTACTACTGTAGATGGTTGGGTGCGGCGCACTACTAATGGTACATGGGCGCAGGTGCGAGATGGGGCGGGTGAGGGTTCGACGGCATTAGCTGGCGATGATGGATATCAGTTGTGGGGTAGTTCATCAACTGATGTATGGGATGAAATACGCCGCTCAATTTACACCCTTGACACATCGGCATTGACTAGTGGCGCTACAGTTTCCGCTGCTGTGTTTAGTCTTTATGGAACAGCCAAAAATGATAACATGTCCGACTCGGTGGGAGTGGTTGGCAGTACCCCGGCAAGCGATAACGCCTTAGTTAACGCCGATTATGGTCAGGTTGGCGCAACATTATATGCGCCAGTGATGACGGTCGCTGCTGTTTCAACAAGCGCATACAACGACTTTACGTTCAACGCAACCGGACGCGCAGCCATATCCAAAACGGGCATTACAAAACTGGGACTTCGTGGGGAAATGGATAGGTCGGACACCCCCTCTTGGTCAAACACTTATTCTACGGCGAGGTTTGAATACGCAGACGAAACAGGAACCGACAAAGACCCCAAGCTAGTGATAACGTATACAGCTGGTGGAACCCCAAAAAACGATGCTGAAACGATGGGGATCGCCGATGCTGATTCTCCGCCTGTAGTGGCACAATCCGATTCCGAAACCCTTGGCATAGCTGACGCTGCAACCTTAGCCGCTACACAATCAGACTCCGATGTGTTTGGTATTGCCGATGCAGAATCACTCGCTGTATCCGTCACCGACGCTGATGTGCTTGGTTTGGTTGATGACGGGTCAGTGGTCACTGGCCATGTGAAGAATGCCCCGGAAACCCTTGGCCTGGCCGATGCAGCGTCCCTGGTAGTCTTTATCACCGACAGCGATGTACTTGGAATTGCTGACAGTGAATACCTTACACGCCCTGTAAGCGACTCCGACACCATCGGCCTGGCGGATGCAGGTTCAGTGAACACTGGGGTGTTGCCGTGGGATGTAACCAGCCGTATAGCAAGCGTACCACAGGACATCATCTCCCACGAGGCCGATCCGCTCGGTATCATCAGCCACACATCAGAACCACAATAATTACCATTGGAGGTACATAATGAAAAACGACTGGCATAAACTTGCCACAGCCATTGGCTGTGTAATTGCAATGCTTATCCTGGCTTGGCTACTTAGTGGCTGCTCAGGCGGCTCTAACACACCTACCCGGGTACGTGAATATCACACCGGATGGCCACAGAATGTAAACTACAATCCTGGCTTTGAGGGGTCAGGCTGTAACGCTTGCCATGTATCAGAAATCACATGGGGCAAGCTGATACCCGGTTGGGTACATGATCCTGCCTATGTGAATATGGACTGGAAGCAATAAACCTGCGGTATAATGTAGACGTTCAACCCCCTTTCAACTTGGAGAGGCCCCGGAGAAATCCGGGGCTTTTTTATAGCAAATGTACAAAGCAGGACAGGCGTTTAACCCACTCACTGTAACGAATACCGTTAAAATGAATTTTACCGATGTACAGCCGATGTACAACCCTGTACATTTGCCCTGATTCAATGCACAAAATCATACATTTAGCTGTACATTCGCTGTTTCACGGCGTACAAACCCACCTCCAACCTATGCCAAAATAGCCCAAATTGACACCCCACAACAGACCAGTGTTAGAGCAGTGCTCGACCAGTGCTCCGACAGTGTTAGAGCACAAAAGATGAGATTGTTTTTTCGTGTTTTTTCGGGGGTGTAAAAAAGTGCTTTTTTTCTAACGGTATTCGTTACAGTCACTAGCCTCCGAACAGTGCTCGAGCAGTGCTCGACCAGTGGTCGCTAAACGAAACATAAATAAAACTCTTTAGAATAGCGTTTTTTTTGTGCATGTTTGCGGTTATAATTCAATCAATGGAGCCGGAAAACCCGGGTTCCAGATTCCTGTGTGGACATGAGCCGTACGTCATTAAAAAATGTACAGCTCATGTTTTCACGGAAAGCGCCATTATGGAAAATGAGCAAAGCAAACCAGCTGACACACAGGCGGCTGCATCAAGCGGTGCAAACTGTGTTGGTAGAGACGGGTGTGGCAGAATCAGGTGGGATGCTATATTGCAAGATTACCTCACCTCCATACCGCCGCAATCATTCCTTGACCTCAGCGAGAAGTGGGGCATCGCTACAAACACCATCAACCGCAGGTCACACAGAGATGGCGGGTGGAGCAGGATGCGTGCCAACCCCAAGGCGGTAGCAAATGAAATAGCTGTTGCTATGGCAATTGCGCAGGAAGGTTCACTAGAAGCCGCTGAAGCTGAATTAACCCTTGCCATGGCGGATACCATGGTGAAGTGGGATAACCTTCACCTGATCGCCGCAAACAGGCTGTACCGCAAAGTTATCAAAGTACTCGAACCCGACGTTATCTCCCCCAAGGATTTGAAACACGTATCCGGTGTAATGCTGGATTGCCAGACGTTAGAACGCAAGGTGTTTGGCCGCGACACCATCAAGGTGGATGTTGAACACAAAGGCATGGTGCTGGTTGCCCATGAGGATGCTGAGAAGATACGCGAGAGGTTACGCGCCAGAATGGCAGATGGTGATGCAGCCCAGTTACCCACCATCGTTGAATCCTTGCCGCTCACGCGAAAGAAAGGCGATTCTAGCCCCAGTGGTAACGGTAAGCCTAAAACGAACGGTAACGGCGCGATGCCAGAGGGGCAGGAATGATACAGCCGGGCGTGTACAGTAGCGTTGAAGTGATGGATGCCGTGATGGCAGGTGAACCGCTGTACAATGTGCCGCAACATTGGTTGGATGTGCAAGACGGCATAGCTATCCTGGCAGCTGGTAGAGTGATGGAGTTGGCTCATGACTAATCGAATAATCCAGGGTGACTGTTTGGCAACCATGGCGGGTCTACCGGATAACAGCGTGGATGCTGTGGTCACTGATCCGCCTGCGGGTATCGGGTTCATGGGTAAAGCCTGGGATGGTGATAAAGGCGGTCGTAAACAATGGACAGCCTGGATGGAATCCGTCATGGTTGAATGCTTGCGGGTGTTGAAACCAGGTGGTCATGTGTTGGTTTGGGCTATTCCGCGCACTTCACATTGGACAGGATGGGCGTTGGAAAATGCAGGATTTGAAGTGAGGGATGTGGTGACTCACATATTTGCAACGGGATTTCCAAAATCGCTAGATGTGAGTAAAGCTATCGACCGGGCAGCGGGTGCAGAGCGGGAAGTGGTTGGCTCGAAAATGGGGCAGCCGGGTTACAGCGAAACACTTGGCAAGGGTGGTCTATATGGCGGTGGGTTTGGTGGTAACGGAGACGGCATAGAGGAATGCAAAATCACAGCCCCTTCAACCCCAGAAGCTAAACAGTGGGATGGATGGGGTACAGCTCTTAAACCAGCCACTGAAATGTGGTGGTTAGCCCGTAAGCCCCTTGGAGGGCGCACAGTAGCGGCTAACGTGCTGGAGTATGGTACAGGGGCTATCAATGTAGACGGGTGTAGGATTGGGCATGGCGATCCCGAAACGCACACCACACGCACAGCACCACGGTTCAATGATAACGCCGGGTACAGGGCAGATGACAAGCCGAACGAAGCGACCATAGCATCCGCAAACCCCGCCGGACGATTCCCCGCTAATCTTATACTAGACCCCGAAGCTGGTAAATTACTGGATGAACAAAGTGGGGTGTTGAGTAGTGGGGCGATAACTCCGCATGATGGCAACATAAGTGATGGCGTGTATGGGCTTGGACATACCAAGCAAAGCGTGAATAAGTTTGCAGCTTCAACAGGCGGTGCATCGCGCTATTTCTATTGCGCTAAAAGTTCAAGACGTGAACGTAACGCCGGACTGGATGGGCTTGACAATACAGAGATAGTTATGGTAGAATATACCTCATGGGAAAACGAGGAACAGCAAGTAAGGCTCCGGGTGGATACGGTACAATCACCCCCAAAGGTCATAGGCGTATCTGGTGTACCATCAGCAAGCGTTACCGAATGGAACACGTGGTTGTTTGGGAATCGGTCAACGGGGCAATCCCCGCCGGGTTCCACATTCACCATATCAACGGCAAGCCCCTCGATAACAGAATCGAAAACCTTGAGTTGGTTACACCGTTACAACACAAACGAATCCATAGCGGATGTGAATGGCGAGACGGAGTTGAATACAAACCCTGCTGCAAATGCGGAACCTTCAACCCCGTATCTACTTATTACAAACGCAAAGATGGAATCTCTCCATGGTGTCGCGAATGTTGCATCAGGAACGCAGTTGAAAATAAGCGTAAGCGGAGGGCGCGACGGGATGGGAACTAGCAATTCTCATCCCACTTGAATTGTAAAGCCAATAGCCCTGATGCGTTACTTATGCAAGCTCATTACACCACCGGGCGGTACTATCCTAGAGCCCTTCTGTGGCAGTGGCACTACACTATGCGCGGCTGTGTTAGAAGGATTCAACTACATAGGCTGTGAGCTTGACGCTGAGTACATCGAAATTGCAGAGCGCCGCATTGCATACTTCAAAAAACATGGTGAAGCTGGGCTAGTGTATGAAGCGGAGCCTGTAGCACCTGACCCGAATCAGCAAGGCTTATTCCAGGCGGTACTCAGTGACTAATACCCGCATGGTGCCACTGACTGAGCAGCTTGCCGAGCTTACCGCACAGGAATGGCTCGACCTCGACTACGCAACATGCCGTGATGATTTCTTCTATTGGCTTGAAAACCATGGCGTAATTGTCGAAGAAGACACCGGAAAAATCCACGTTGGTATTGGGTTGTGGGCTGGCGTTGGTGATTGGCCTGGGCAACGGGAATACCTGCAAGCCATCATTGATGGTAGCAACGTGATATCCGGCAAAGCCCGGCAATGCGGTTGGAGTTGGCTACTAGAAAACTACGAATACTGGGTGTTGGAGTTTAAGAAAAACCGCCGCTTGGCACTTATCCACCGGGCCGATGATGAAGCCATTGAGCACCTGGAGCGCGTAAAGAAAATCCACCGTCACCAACCGGAATGGATTGCCCGCCTGCCAGTGGTACATGGCATGGATAACAAACACACCTATGCCCTGGGTACTAAGGCCAGCTATTCAGTTATGCGTGCTTACCCTTGCAGTGAAGCCGCTGCGCGTGGTGTATCTGCGCACCTAATCCACTGTGAAGAGTTCGCATTTTGGGATAATGCAGATGTCACCTATACAGCGCTCAGAGCCACCGCAGGGGATGCACACAGGCAGGTTGTGATACTATCCACGGCCAACGGGCATGGCAACAAATACCATGAGCTATGGCTTAAAGCCGAGCTTGGACAGGTGAGCTTCAAGGCTATATTCATGCCGTGGGGTACACACCCGGCGCGTGACCAGGCGTGGTATGACCAGATGGAATCCGACATGGGCCCGCGCATGATGCAACAGGAATTTCCTGCCACCCCACAACAGATGTTTGCTAAGGTGGAAGGTGCTATCTATCCGCAATTCAGCCGCTCGCGTCATGTTGGCAGGCCAGCATACAACCCGGATGTACCCCTCACACTTGGCTTTGATTGGGGTTTCAACAATCCATGCTGTGTGCTGTTTGCGCAGTTTGTGGGTAGTGACCGTTGCCAGGTACTCAATGAGCTATACCAAAGCGGCCTGGCACCCAGCCAACTTGCCGATGAAGTAGTGTTGATGTTGGAGCAGTACGGGATACTGGTGGGTAGTACCAAACGCGACTGGATAGAAGAACAGATACAGGCAGTCAAGGCTAACGGCAACGGTAATGGCGATGGTAAGTATCAACAGGCAGGCTTTGCTGTGATGGAGCATCGGGCTACCAATGGCGTATGGGAGCCACCAAATACTCACAGAATCAATGTGGGTTATGCTGATCCGTCTGGCGCTGGTGAGATTGCTGAGCTTGAATTGCGGGGCATTCCCATGACTGCCAGCACATCCAAAGGCGGCAAACTCAATGCGGTGAGTGAGGGCATTGGCACGGTGCGCGGCCTGCTTATTCGGCAAGATATGCCGGGCTTGCTGATACATGCGGATAATTGCCCGAACCTGATCCGCGAGTTGCCAGACTACGCATACAATCCACGGGCGCAAGGTGAAGTGCCAATCAAGCTAAATGATCACAGCAGCGATGCACTTCGCTATCTTGTACATGGTGAGATTGGTGAGCCGGAGGTGGATTGGCGCGGTATGCCAGTGTGCAAAAATGGAGCACCTGCCGAGATGTAGGGTAAATGCGGTTACAATGCTAAGTGCGCCAAGGAGACTACACAATGAAACTAATTGACAGGATGAAAATGGGGTTGGTGAACTGGGCACTTAGAGCCAACATACTCACCATCCAACCATTTGGCTTTGCTGACATGAGCACCCGCACATGGCGCTACCATGATTACATCACCAATGGCTACAAGCTCAATCCAGTCGTGTACGCTTGCTTGAATAAGATTGCAGATGCACTCAGTAGCATCCCGCTACACCTTGCCAGCAAGGGTAACAGGTTGGAGCCAGATGCAATCCCATCCAATGTGCAACCGTTGGTTGATTTGCTGAAACGCCCAAACCCACACCAAGCATGGAGTGAATGGGTAGGCCTGTATAGCAACATGCTACACCTGGCAGGCACAGCTCCTATGTGGCCTGTTGGCATTGGCACTAGCGAATTTGCAGGCACCATACGCTCACTGACCGCAGGCAGGCTGTATTGGATTGATCCCAGCATAGTTACCACACATCACACACCGTTGGAGATCACCGGTTACACGGTTCGGTGGCCGTCTGACACCTGGCAATTAAGCCCAGAGGAAATGCTGGTATTGCGGCTCACTGACCCCGGCGACCAGTTCGCAGGGCTATCCGCATTGAGTGCCTGCGCGTATAGCGTGGATGCCCACAACGCTGCATTGAAGTGGAACCTCGGGGTACTCGAAAATAGCGGGGTGCCAGCGGGTGTGCTCACTGTAAAACGCAAAGCCAACCTTGAACCACATGAACGAAAGCAAATCAAAAAAGAATTTCAAGATGAATATATGGGCAGTGATAACGCTGGCAGCGTGGTAGTGATTGCAGGTGAAGCATCCTCATATCAACAGCTAGGTCAGAATGCCAAGGACATGGATTGGAGTAGCGGCAAGCTATCCAGTATGCGTGAGATATGCGAAGCCTTGGGAGTACCATCTAGCCTAGTCGGTGATCCCAGCACCCGCACGTTTAGCAACATGGAGGCCGCCGAACGGCATTTCTACGAAAGCAAAGTAGTACCGATGTTGGCCCACCTGATTGGCGAACTAAACGCATTCCTAGTTCCCATGTTTGGGCTGGCAGATGTCACCATTGAGATGGACACCAGCGGCATATCCAGCTTGGCAGATAACGCAAACGAAAAGGTGGATAGACTTGCCAAGTCGGATTGGCTTACACCCAACGAGAAGCGCATAGCCTGCGGTTACGATGAACACCCGGACTCAGATGCAAACGACCTGTACCTGCTACTCAAAGGCAAAGCAGATACACCGTTGGATGATCCGGCATTGGATGCAGCCAGGATGTTACTTACACCGCAACTGAGGGCATTGCCAGCGCCGCTCACATTGAGCGATAGGCTTAATGTGCTGTTTGCCAGGGGTGAGCTTGTTGGCACTGTGCCAACCTTTGACGCGCCAGAGGGTAGCCTGTACCCCACACTGCAAGCCAGGGCTGCCAAGATTGGCCAGCATGATGCTATGCGGGAACGCCATTGGGCTGCATACCGCGCAGCCATCAACCGCTATTGGGCAGGGCAAAGCGCCAGGCTGGTAGCCAAGCTGCCACAGATACGGGCGATGACACGCGCAGATGTGCAACGCAAATTAGTCCAAATGAGGGCTGATGGATTGCCACCAATCTTCGATCCTGCCATTGAAGCTGAAGCATACATTGATGATGTGGCTAACATTGAGGGTGGCATATTGATTGAGTTTGGGCAGGCTGCCATTGATGAACTGGTTGCCGCTGGTTTGGTGTTCGATGATGAAGTACCCGCCATGCAACAATGGTTGACTGAGGGGCTTGCACAGCGGTCAACGCTTATCAATGACACCACGGCGGCTGAAATAAACGAGATATTGCAAGCCAACGTGGGGCAATCACATATTGATGTGGGCAAACAGATTGAAGAGTTTTACCGCTCAGATAAAATGAGCCGCAGCCGTGCAACCACCATAGCCCGGACTGAGGTTGGCAGGGCGGATACCATGGCAACAAAACAAGGCTATGCGCAAACAGGTCAGCACCTTGGCGTTGAGATACGTGAAGAATGGCTCAGTGCGCGTGATGGCACGGTGCGCTCGTTTGAGGATGGCAACTATGACCATACCACCATGGATGGCCAGTTAAGCGAGGCGGGGTACTTTGACGCTTCACCGGGTGGCTGGGCTGGCAGTACAAGCGGCCCGCTGTTGGATGGCCCTGCTGGATTCAACATAAATTGCCGCTGTGCCCTTGCGCCGATTTTACCGGGGCAGGCTAAAATCTAGTTTTATGCGGTTATAATTCCTCAAGGAGCTGATGCCGATGGATAAAAAACAGCAAGCGGTCACTCCGGGTATCCACTGGATGGATGCTCAGTTTGACGTGCGTGAGATGAAACCTGATGCTGGCACCTTCACTGCCTACGCATCGGTGTTCAATCAGCTAGTGCCGGGCTACAACGAGATTGTGTTGCCTGGCTCATTTACCCAAACGCTCAATCATCGCAATGGAACAAACTCTATATTTTACGAGCATACCGACTGGATAGGGCAGGGTCAAGGGGCGGTGCAGGACTCACACGGTTTGTTGATAGAAGGCAAATTGGCAATCAAACACCACCACATAGCGCAGGGTGTTTATGAATTGATGCAACTGGCACATGAGGTAAACAACCCAGCCGGGGTAAGTATTGGGTTCATGCCGATAAAGGTATCTGCTGGCAGTGATTACGCTGGCACGATTCCCGGCATTTCCGACCTGACCGGAATCACAATGATTCACGAGGTTCAACTATTTGAAAATTCGATCTTGGCACCCGACATGCAGGCAGCTCAGGGTGCTAATGTTCTAAATTTAAGGCAAAGCAGGATGCGGCAATTTATCACCCAGGCCATGGGTGAGATGGGTTCGTCCGCAGCATCCGCACTGGAGGCGGGTAACACCACTCCAGGCGCAATGGATGCAGCCACTGAGGCGCGTTTGTGGCACTCAGTAGAAAATGAGCTGAGCAATGTATTAGAGAAATTAAGGAGGGCATAAACATGCCAGATGTAACAAGAAAAGACATTGATAACATCCAAGAGGGCATCAAGGAAGTTGGTACCCACCTGGATGATGTGCGCACCAAACTGGATGATACACCCACGCGGGGCGATCTCAAGGATACCGAAAAGCGCATCATGGATGATGTGGTTCCGTTGATGTGTACCCGGCAGGAAATGGAATCCATGCTGAAAAGCCAGGATACGCTCAAGACCCGCATGGACACCTTCATCAAGGGCATGGCCGACGCTACAGGCACTACTGAGAGTGAGCTGGTGGCAGATCAGCGCGCGGCATTTACCGCATACCTCAAATCAGGTTGCGATAAGTCCGCGCCAGCCGTGGCTGCATTCAGGGGTAAGTACCAAGCCAAGTTGGCCGAACACGGTGCCACCATGACCAAACAGCAACGCGCCGGGCTTAGTGAAGCCATCGGCACAGAGGGTGGATTGCTAGTACCGGCCCCAATGCGGTTGGAGATGCAGAAGCTCTACACTGTGATGGACCCGCTCGGTGAACTAGCCAGGCGAGTGACGCTTACCGCTGGCAACAGTTATGAGATTCCCAAGCGGACTAGCGATGTTGCATCCCAGGGTGCGGCTGGCAAGGCTGCGGAACAGGGCAAGACCACAGCGGCACATCCGGCATTCGGCATGATTACCCGCGTGGTACACCCTGCTACTGTTTTCACGGATTCAGTGAGTATTGACTTCCTGAATGATGTGCAAGAGGCCGAGCAAATCATCACCGAATGGGCAGGTGAAGCACTTGGATACCTGCGCGGTTCCAAGTTTATCCTCGGCACCGATGTTGGTGAGCCAGAAGGGCTTACCGTGAACGGTGATATTGAACGGGTGGATGCTGCGGATACCAGTACACACAACATCACCGGTGATGATTTCTACAAGTTGCTTACCACCCTCAAGGCGTTCTATCGCCCCGGTGCGAGTTTCATGTTCAACAGCAATAGCCTGTACACTGTGCTTACCTTGAAGGATAGCAATAATCAGTATTTGCTGCCATTCAGCCTGCGTGATGGTGTTCCCAGCTCGATTGCTGGCAAGCCATTCCACATTGCTGAAAACATGCCGGACGATGGCACCGATGATTATCTCGCGGTGGCCTTTGGTGATTTCCGCAGAGGTTACTGGGTAGCTGACCGTGGTGGCATTGAGATGTGGCAGGATAAGATGACCGACAAGCCCAACGTGGAATACCTTTGGAGGATTCGCTACGATGGTGCGGTTGCCAATGCAGAGGCCATCAAACTGCTTAAGATGTAGCACTGTGCGAGCACTGCTTAACCAGTGTGCGAGCACTGGGTATTGTGTTAGCCAAGGAGGCTAAAAATGACAATGTTAAGAGATGTCTGGGGTGGGGTGAAGATTGAGATGGTGGATGCGCCAATCATCAGAACCGCCACCCTTACCGGTGCCACCATTGACCTCAAGGGTTATGAGGGCGTGAATGTGATTGCAGCATTTGGTGCAAGTGGTGATACCCTCAGTGGTTCGCTGTATTGGACAGGCAAGCTCCAGGAGAGCGCCGATGATTCCAGTTGGAGCGATGTGGCTGCCGGTGATGTAATCGGGGCTACCACCAACGTGTTTGCGCTGGTGGATGCACCCGGTGACATTGATGCGGTGTACAGCCTGGGCTACCGTGGAACCAAGCGCTACGTTCGCGCGGTGATTACTGAAGTTGGTGTGCATACCAACGGCACCGACTTTGGTTTGCTGGCTGCCAAGTTCCCGCATGTCAAGCCTGCCGGGAATACCGTAACTCCGTAAACCCCCTACAACAACGGGTGGCTCTGTTTAACGCATACAGGGCCACCCGCCACCATTATCACTTGGAGGTGATCCGCGATGGCATACCAAAGTTTAGCAAGGTTGGCAGTACTCAAGGATGCCAGCTTAGTTAGCATCCTTGGTAGTGCCCAAGATGATTCCCTCAGGTGGGTGTTGCAAGCTACCACCAAGGCCGTGGAAAAGTATTGCAACAGGCAATTAGTTAGTGCCACCATTAGCGCCGAACGGCATAGCGGCGATGGCACAAAGAGCCTGTATCTCAAACAATACCCAGTGCTGGAGTTACCCAGCGCAGTAGGCATTTGGAGTGCCACTAGCGAAACGTTCGCAGCCGAGCTTACTTCCTACATGGAGGTGCTCGAACAGCGGATTTTGTACTATCCAAAGCTAGGCCAAGAGAACAACGCCACCCATCAATCATGGCCGGATACCCATCCGAATAACATCCAAGTCACCTATGTGGCTGGCTATGACACCACGGGTTGGGATGCTGACAACGTGAGCGATACCGGAGCCTTTGCGGTACCGTCTGACCTGGAAGCGGCGGTTGCAGAGATTGCTGCATTTGCATGGTTGGATGGAATGGGTAGTGGGCAAGCCAGGTTGGGTTTATCCCAAATGACCATGGGGCCAGACACCATGGATATCGTAAAAGTTGAAAAAGGGTTCACGCCGAAAATACAACGGATGCTTGCCGATTACATGCGGGCGGGTTTCTAATGTCAAATAGCACTGAAAGAATATCCATGAATGAGCTTGGCAGTACCATGCGGGGTATGCTTAAACAACTGACTGAAAAGAATGCAGTGCTAGTGGCAGAAAAAACCAAATGGTTAAGCCTGCGGTTCAAGAATGAAGCTATGAAGTTCTATCCAGAATCGCCGCTGAAAGTAAAGAGCGGAAACCTACGCAGGTCAATCCAGCGGTTCACCAGGCGGTCGGCTGCGGGCATTGAAGTGGGGTTACGCAACAAAATGGCGTATGCTAAATATCTGGAATATGGCACCGCCAGACACCAGCGGCAAGCTGGCGTAACCAAGGTTCGCAAGGGAAAAAACAAAGGGTTGATTAGATACACCCGCGCACACACCAGCGGCGGTATCAAAGCGCGGATGTTCCTTAGCACTCCAATCAAAACTGAGGGTGGCAAGATCATTGATGAACTTGTAAAGGAGATTGGTTTCTAATGGCAGATCAATCAAGGGCAACCGCACTCACCGCTTTACAAGCCGCCATACTGGCAGCACTTGGCCCCGCTGGCACCAACCAGCTTGCAGCCAATGCCGTGTACAAAGTACCCCGGCACCAAGCGCAACTCACGGTGGAAACCTTGCCCAGTGTGCATATCGTTGAAGGCCCGGACAGAATCGACAGGTCAGTCACCAGCACCATTTGGGTACACCTTGACGTGGGTTTGCAGATTGTGACACTATCAAAAGCGGGTGTGGATACCGAGGCCGTAGCCCAGGCCATTGAGGATGCGCTTATCAAATACATTGAAGGCGCAGCCACTACGCTGTTACCAGTGGGCGGTGTACCCAGTGTACAAAATATATTTTGCCTGGATAGCCTACAACCTGATTTTGCTTGGCCTGATACCGGAGAGGCCAAATGGCGGGGCAGGGTAATCCGAATTGAATACATAATGGATTTGTAATGTGAGCGGCAAGCTCAAGGAGGCATATGATGCCAAAGAAAAAGGATCGCAGCACAGCCACCAGCAAGCCTGCTGCTGCCAGGGAAGTGCGGCCTGCCAAGCTGGATATCAAACAGCACACCGCTGTAGAGCTTGGCACCATTCCACCGCCATACACCGTGGATGATGTCCATGCGTTGGTGGAAACATTGCCGGACGGTGTTGGCCAATGGCACCGCTGGGGATATTACAAACGAGAGGCGGCGTTGTTTGCCAATGCCCCGAAAGTAAATTCAGGAGGTGATGCGTAATGGCTGATCTCATTAAAGCGTTAGACGTGCTGGAATTTAACAGCAAAAAACATCGGGCATTTGATGTGGATGTTCACCCTGTGAGCGAACATCTTGACCCTACCAACCAAGTGCCACTGAGTGCTCGGAGCATCTCATACATCGGTATGCAAGCGGCTATTGCTAACTTCAAAATGTATTGGGCTAGTGAAGGGAATGCAGGTGTGGCACCGCCAATCGGCGCAATGTTGCAAGCGTGTGGGCTTAAGGAAACCATTGTAGCGGTAACATCCGTGACGTATGCCAAGGATACAGCACTCGTTGCAGTGCCGCTTGACATTGACCACTACCGGGCAAACCAGATGTTGCATGCTTGTAACAGCGCTGTGGGCACCATGGGCTTTGAGATGCAACCTGGCAAGCCGATGATTTGCGATTTCCAAATGGTTGGTACATACGAAGCACCCACGGACGCGGTTGGCGCTGCGGCATTGGAAACCCAGATAGCCCATCCGATTTGCAAGGGCTTGACCGTTACAGTCGGCGCATATGCCGCTGTGCTTAAGAATCTCAAGCTCACCTTGAATGGTGTGAACACCCACATGGATGGTGATATTGCAGGCACCAATGGTGTACAGGCTCCGCAGATCAGTGACATGGATATCACCTGGGAAGCAACAATACGCTTGCCACTTGTAGCAACAAAGGATTTCCAGGGGTTGCTGGATGCGGATACCAAGGTCGCACTGAGCGCGGTGCTCGGTTCGGGCGCCGGTAACGTTGCCACATTGCTTTGCGATGGTTACGCATACGAACAGCTTGACCATGGTGAGTCTGGCGGTATGCATGAAATTACATTGAAGTGCCGCGAAAGCCAGGAGAGCGCAGACCAGCAATTCGATTTCGCAATCACTTAGAAAATACTTGGAGGTATTGGATTATGTTGAGAGTAGGTAATGGGAAAATCACAGGCAGTTGGGTGACGGCTGAATGTGACCCGGATGTGAAGTACCACATGCAACCGTTGAATGTGAAACAGCAGATGTGGATGGGTTCGGAGTTCATTGATCTTGAACTGAAAAAGGACGGCACCCCCAAACTCAAAGACGGCGAGCCTGTAGTGGCAGGCGTGAGGATGCTGGAATACAGTTTCATGCAGTTGCGGCTTT